TAATCAGAATAGTCGATTACTGTATTTACTTTCTCTGCAACATGTTCAGTGTAATTAACACTTTGATTTAACATAGTTGAAAGGTAGTTAGAGTATTCAACTAACTGCTCCATTTCACCAGCTAAGTAGTTAACATATTCTACCATTTTAGCAACAACTGGAGATTCTCCCTCTGTTACATTTTCACTGATCTTTTGAAGACCTTTATTGTTTTTAGAGATATTCTCTTGTAGAGAAGAAAATTTCTTTTTAACCAGTTCAGAGTACTGATTCATTTCTTCTTTTGTTACAAACTCATTAGCCATTTGCTGTATATTATTTTGTTTAGTTGGTATTTCTTGATTATTTATTCGATAAATCTTCACAGAATCCTCGAAGCCGAAGTTCTCAGAAATATCTGTTAATTTAGTAGTAATTGCGGTAGTTCTTAAAGAGTCTAACGATTCAAATATTGATGAATAGTTATTTTGTAAACTTTCAGATACTTGACCTAGTGCAGCTTGTGCAAAACCTGGTTCTGCTACTAAATCATATGTAAAGATTTTTGCTAATGTAACATTTCCGTCTTTATTAACATTACCGGCAGCTCTTGACGAAATTGAAGTAGTACAACCTGCTAAAACTAAAGTTTTTGCAATTCTACCACATGGCGTATCTAATAATTGTAGTCTAATTTTTACGCTATTGCTAGGTTCATCATACGTAAGTCCTAAAATTACATGTGATACGTTAGCTAATGAAACATCAAATTTTTGTGGATGATCAAGTTCACCAAATAGTCTACGCTGTTTGATCTTCTCATTCAAGTAAGTTAAATGAGGTAAATATTCCTGTTTTTGGTAAATACGATTGTTTTCGTTCATTACTCCGAAAACGGCAGCAGTACCTTCAAGAATAATATCATTGTTTTCTCTAGTTACCGTAACTGCTTCATTTAGATTCTCAATGATAAACACTGAATTCTCTGGGATAGCAGGTTGGTTTAAACTTTTAATATTAGTAGTAGTCAACTTAGTCAGACTTTTTTGATTATTTATACGCGTCCATTCCTATTACTCTAGGTAGACGGTACTAACATTATTTATTAACGTCAATCAGCAAGTCTTTTAAAATTTGTAAGTTTTCTTCACTAATGTTTGAAAAATTTGGCTTTTTAACCAATATTTTAAAAATATAGTTTCCTTTATTACCAAAGGCTGAGCGTAAACCTTGATTTGGTATCTTAACTACAATATCGCTCAATGTGTCTCGGTTAACTGCTTTAATACGATACTTTTTGCCCATTGGGCTTTCTAGTATAACTTCTTCAGTGAATAATATATCATGTAAACTCAATTCAAAGTTCTGAATAAGGTCACTTTGGTCTAGTGAAAGTCCCATCATATCAATGTTTATACGAACTACTAGGTCTCCTGAAATTAATCCATTTCTTTTTTTACCAAAAAAGTCAGATTCTTCAACTTGTTGACTTGAACCACCTCCTCTAACCTTTAGTGTAATTGAGTATTTTCCATTTTCTATTGCAATTGGATAACTTTCATTAGCTAAGTCAATTTTAATCTTCACTTGTTTATTGTCAGATGTTGTAGAACCTGACTCAGTTTTAGTTACAACATACTGAATATCAAATGTTGTACCATCCATTAGGTCCTTAACTGTTGTCCATTTATCAACAACTACGGTTAAGTGTCGGTAGTCTTGAGGTCTGCCTCCACCAAATGAAAAGTCTCTAAATGATCCAAAATTTCCAAAGAAGTCTGCATTTGGGGTTCCTCTAAATTTTCTAGAATTGTCATAAGCTTTTCGCTTAGGATCATTACCTATCGTTTCATATGCCTCTGCTACCTCTTTAAATTTACTTTCAGCATCAGGACTTCCATCATTTTTATCTGGATGATATTTAGTTGCAAGCTTTCTGTAAGCCTTTTTTATATCGGCTTGAGTTGCATCTTCTGCAACACCAAGTGTTTCATAATGATTTTTCAAAAATGTGAAGATAATTTAGTATCTAATACTACCCAGTTGGGATAAGTTTAATGGCCGATTGTTACAGTCTCAGAGAGCATAGCATCTCTCATATTTACAATATACTGTTGAGCAGCTCCTGGAGTTGAAGGCATTTTAGCGTCAATCATTGCAGCTAATCCAAATAGAGCAGCATATAACGTATCACCCATTACTGCACTTTCAACAATTTTAGAAGATCCGACCCTTGTTGTTTTACCATCAATATGTACACTTTGTGCACTGGTTTTAATTGAATTTGAAACTACATTAACTTGAGATTGACTCATTACTGTAATAACATTTCCATCTAATTCAACTGAGGAGAGCCCATCCTTATGATACAGTTCAATTTTTGAATTTTGATCAATGTTTAGATACGAGTCCTTCATTTCAAGAGTTAGGCCTCTACCTTTATTAAACCAAAATTTAATTTGTTCATCTCCATCAAATAGGATATAATGAGCTCCTTCATATTCATATGCCGTACTCTTCCTAAGTTCTTCTTTAATATCATCCCCAATTTCCTGTACCTGTTCGTATTCTGGAGAATATAGATCACCATTATTAAATCGGACATTAACAATTGCTCCCTTTTTTGGAATTGAGATTGATCCAGCCTTTGCATCTTGTCCAAAAAATGCAGGCTTTTGAGACTGAATTGCCCATGGAATATCTTCAGTTGGTAGTGTATCAAAAATACTAAATACTCTTACTTTACAACGACCTTCACGTAATGGGTCAGTAACATCAACTACTTCACCAAGAAATTTGGTGGTTAGATTATCTGATCCAGTTGGATCTTTGTCTATATCATGGTTTGGTCCTATCATCTATTCTTTTAACTTTTATGGATAAACATCTCCTAAATCTCCAACTGGTGCAGTTGGCGTATCATCTGTATACACATCACCTAATGCTCCTCCGCCTCTTGGTGGTATAGTGTCAATATAAGCATCTCCTAAATCTCCATCTTTAACTGGTGGTTCACTAGCTACTCGTTGGTAAATATCTCCTAAATCTCCATTTCCAACTGGTACTACCGCTGACTCTCCAGGATAAACATCATCTTGTAAATTATAGGTTCCACCTGGTCCAACTGGTGAAGTTCTACCAAATATTTGGTTTGTTCCAAGTACTTCAGTAGTTCTATTATACACATTTTCGTTTAATGCGGTTTCAAGTTTAGTTTGAAGTTGATTTGTAATATCTCCAAGTATTCTAGCTGGAAGTCTTGCTACGCTCTGTAAAAATCGCTGACCTCTACCTTCAAGCGAACTTGCCAAGCCTGAGAAAATACCTAATGACTGATAATCTGATTCAGTAGAGGCTTCTGACTCTTCAATTACCCAAGCTGCTCGAATTTTAAATGATGTAGTAAATGGTTTTTCTTGAGTATATGCAGTAAATTCAGTACTACTTGGACCACTCAATATATCTGAAAAATCAAATTCACAACGCTGTAGTCTATATTTTAATTGGTGTAATCCATCTTCTAAATTTCCAGATCTGTCATTAATATCCCTAATTTCAAATAGGGTAATTGTCATATCAAACGTTCTAAGATTATCTGGTAGGTTATAACACAACCTATCAAAATCATAAATTGCTCTACGATATGATTCTGCAAATCTAAGTAGAGGTTGTTGTATTGAGTCAAGGCAATTTATTGTAATCTCAACTTTTTTATCCCCTTCCTTTACTCTACTTGCAGCTTTCCATAATTGGTCAACTCCTATAATTGACTGAAAGTACCATGGACTCTCCTGTAATTGAGTTAATAAGGTTTTAGCTTCAGCTATATACTTACAATTTTTTCTTGTCCATGGAGAACCATATGCATACAACCAGTCAAATGCTGACCACTCAACGCTATTATATTCACTTGTGTCAGTCGCCTTACTTGGTTCTTTAAATAAACAATCCCAAAAAAGACCATCATTTTGTGCAGTTTGTGGAAACGCTTCAGGATTGAAATTTAGGTCAAACGTTAAAAATGTTGGATCCTGTACATCATTAAGCGAACTTTTTACGAACTGTTTCCATCGTTTTGGTCCATTTGTGTTAAAATTTACTGCCATACTTAAGGTTTTATTTCAGGTTTGGGTTCAGGTACCCAATTTTTTCTACTTAAAATCATGTGTGTTGTAAACCGATTTTCCTGATCTTGAACATTATAATAATATGTGATACTTTTTACATAATAAGTATCACTTAAATATGTGTCTAATATTTCAGCGGATGCTCTACTTTCAGATGGAGTATCTGATTTTTGAGAATCAGTTGGGGTCTTATCATCACGTACTCTGTCGTTACTTATTTGTTGAAGTCTACTTGAAAATATATTAACCTTAACTCGACTACCTCTAAGTATATTATGATTAAATCCAGGTAATTTAACTGACAGAACATTTTTATCGGCGTCTACTAAATTATGACTATTTAATAATTTTGAAAATTTGTAATTTGAATGAGAGTTACTATAGTCAGTACCCATCCATTTAACTACACTATTATCAACATAGTCTTTTAGGTCTGGCGTTTGATACACACTTACTCCATTTGCTGATGATTCCGATAATGGTTCAACAAACCAGTTCTTAACCGGGTCAGTTTCTCCATGTTTATAAATAACTATCTTTTTTCTAAAACCTTTACTTTTTAAAATATCGCCATTTTCGCCAATCATTGAATACTCTAAAATCTTCATTTCTGAACTTCTATTACCAGTTGAAGAATTTGTTAAAATTAATTTAATAGTAGTGTCTAATGCTTCCCTATTATTTCCATTCTCTGCCCTAGATGTATCAATTACATCAGTTGATATTGCTGGATAACCATCTGGTATTTCTTTATCATCGCTAAACTGTTTAAATTGTTTTTCAACATTAATAAAATTTAGTACATAATATCGGTCAATAAAACAGGTAAAGAATGATTTTTCATTTTTATATGAATGGTCGGTTACTTGTTTAATAAATGATTTATAATTTAAGTTTGGATTAATCCATGTCATTTTATCATCAGTAGTATCTTCATTGGTTGCAAAACCTAATCCTAATTCTTCAGCGATCTTTTTTAGAGTCTGTACTGAGGTTAATCCATTATATGATTTAATAAAATTCCCATTCAAATTTGGAATATATAATTCACCAAAGAAATCATATCGAACTTCGCCAGAGCCTAATGGTATTGAATGAACATTTGTTATTAAGAATGACTGGGAAAATGATTTTAATTTTGGATGACTTTGTGCAACAAATGCAGTAATTAATAAACTGGTCCTAGGATACGTTCTTGAAGTTAGTGTTCCAATATTATCAATTACAGTTACATGAATAGTTGGTATAATTGAGTCCATTGATACTGACATTGCAATTACATTTTGTGGAGCAATAGTTGAATTTCCAATTTTAATTAATGGAGATTTTTTACCTAATTGCTGAGCATAACCTGCCCTAGATGGATCTCTAATTGCATTATCTGAACCGGCTGTTTCTAGATCAAGTACACTAATACTTGGAGGAGTAAGCTTTGGATCAAGCGTTTGTATTATTAAATCTTTAACCCCTGCCATTAACCAAATATTTTATTTTTAATTAGGGTAGCTTGTAACTTAGTTCTAGATATTGGATCAGGACAATCCTCCTTTTTCACCGAGGTCACATCAGCTCCAAATATAATTTTACCATTTGTTACTTTTACTGAAGTGTCTTTAGCTATATTAGGAGGTGCGATCTGAGTATTAGAATTCTGCTGTAAATAGTCAAGTCGAGTTTTGTCTTGTTTGGTTTTTGGAGCAATTAATTCAGCTCTTTTCTTTTTACGAGTAGAGGATTCCCAATTATTATTACTGTTATTAATATTATCTGGGGTAGTTAGCATGCCTGATAATACTTCTCCATCTGGCGCTCTAATTAAATCATTAATGTCTAATGAAAATGGATTAGATATTCCATTATACTTAAATAATAAACATAAAAATGAACTTGTTTGATATATTACCTTTGCTAATAAATCACCTCTCATTTGTAATCCATCATCAACAATAAAAGACTTTCCTTGATTTACTAAAACTCCTTTAAAAGATACACTTCTACGAGTTAAGTCAACCACCGTATCACCATTTGTTTTTGTAAAACTTAATTTATTTGATAATATTTTTAAATCTATCATAGTATATTGATTAGTTTTGTCCGTATTGTCGTTGATAGTAAAATAATAATAAACTATCGTCAATTGTTGAAATTTTTGAATCAGTTGATTTTGGATCAGGTATTCCATATCCAGTTAAAAATCTCTTTTTAAAACTGTCATATCGTAGTTTACTACCACTACCCTCTGTTAAATTAGCATAGAATTTATTTAAAGTTTCCGTTTGATCACCTTTGTCGCCAGCAGCAGTTGCTTGAATTTCATTCCATGCTTTATTATTGGCTTCTCCAAATGTATCATCTGCACTAGATGTTCTAAGTGCTCCACTTGTTAATTTAGTTTCTCCAAGGTTTAACATTCGTTCAATTGCCGTTTTATCTCTAGGCTTTCCTTGTTTTAATGTTACTGAAAAGCTAACACCAGTAGGAAAATCATCAGGACCAAGTTCATCATCCCATTTCATCTCAACTGATGAACATACTAAGTCACCCATTACAAATATTGGATTAAGAGGATTGCCTACAACAATATGCCATTCCCCTATCGGCCTATCCGATAGAGCTGCCTTAACTGAAATAAGTTCTGGTATCGCCTTTCCTAATACAGATGGGGACATTAATCCAGTTTGAAGACCTCTGCCTATTAAATTAGTAGTATCATTTTGAATATCGCTTCCAACTTTCTCTAATGCATCATGCATACTTTGTAAAATTGTACTAAATTGATCTGAGTTATTACCTGAATAGGTAGTTCCCCAACTTGTTAATATCTTTCCAAATGCTTCAGTAGTTGATGGACTCATTTTTAATCCAGTTTTTGGAAAATACCTTGCTAATTGACCTAGAAATTGTGCATCATTATATGTTAAGTTAATAAAATTTGAAATTAGGTCAAGTGCTACAATCTTTGGACTCATACCATTAAATGACCTAAACGAATATCTAAAGTTTAGAGTAAATGGAGTATTCCAATTTCCATTTTGCATTCCTCTAGTTCGCCTACTTGATTTATGAATCACATTTACTGGACCATATATTCTATTCCAAT